CTGCCGAATCTCGGCTTGTTGCGCCGAGGTGATCCGTTCTTCGGCGGTGGCAGGGAGAGGGACCGGCTCCGCGTCGTTCAGGTAGGCGTCGAACACATGGACAATCTCAATCTGCACGTCAAAGGCGCGTTCGGTCTCGCTCTTCATGCAGATGAAAATGGCTTGCTTCTGGTTCAGGTAGAACTCGGCGGTCGGACGGCCAGCGCCTTCGTGAATTTTCCCCACCGTGGGGAGAATTCCAAATTTCAATAGCTTAGTTTCGTTGCGCTTGATGATGTCGCGAATCTTTACCGGACGCTCAAACCCAAGGCGCTCGGCCAGGGTCAGATCAAGAACGCGGGGTTCGCCGCTGATGGGCGTGAGGGTGAGGGTAGTGCTAGACATGGTACGGACTCCGTGCTAACTACTGGAAATCCGCCAACATCACGTTCCAAAATGATGGTGACGGGCTGTGCGAGGTTGGAACTACCGGACACGGAACCGGCCAGCCTTGCGGCTGCCTCACACAACCCGCCATAGATGAACAGGCGTAAAAAATGCGCCTGATCTCGCAAGAGGGCGCTGATGCGCCGTGGTTCCGGGGTTCCAATCCCGACTTCCGTTTTTTGCGGAAGCGAGAATAGAGTAGGCCGGAACGGAGGCGGGATCAAGCGCCCGACTTTTTTGCTCTACGTTTTTGCTCGCGTTTTTCAGCAAGCCGCATTTTGTCCAGAATTTTTTCTCGGTTTTGCTGTGCGAATTCTCGCTGAACCGCTTTGGGCTGATGGCTGAAGGCTGTGGCTGCGCGTTCGTCAACTGAGGACAGCAGGCGTTGAAATTCCTGCTGTGCTTCCTCGTAGCGCCCCGCCTGCTGCAAATAAAGAGGCAACCGCAGGGCGGTTTCCAAGGGATAATTGATGTGAATGTCCTCGCCTAGTATCGCGTATGCCTTACGCAAGTTGCTGATCGCCTTATCCCATCGCCCCTCTTCTTTGTGAGCAGTGGCTTCGCGCATGAGCGCGTCCGCTTTGATGTGGTGCGCTGGCTTGTGGTATTCAAGTGATACCGACAGTGGCCCGATGTTGCCCTGCGGCAGGCTCTTATGGTCTCCCTTACATCGTCGCAATAACAAACCGTACAATCGATAAAGCCATTCCATGCCCCGTCTCCGCTGTCAAAGATAGAAAAGACAGTTTAGGCGGTGTTATCAGTGGTTTCATCCGTGTGTGGCGCTAGGTTTTCGGCAGTAGTCGGCATCGCCATTTTCCGGCCCAATGCGCCCATCAATGCGCGGAATTCCGCCGGTGGCGGCGTTCGTTCCGGGCGCTTGTCGCTGAGGATTTCGCCGGTTTGCGGGTCAATCACCGCGCCGTCCGGGGTGCGCAGCACGGCGGCGGCGGGTTGCATTTGCCCGCTGCGCGTCCCTTGTCGCGCTTTGGCCTGTTCGTCGGCGACCTCTTGCCGTTCTGCGCGGCGGTTTTCGTTGCGGCGGGCTTGGGCGGCGATGATTTCATACAGATAGCCATGCCCGCTGAGCGGCAAATCCAGCTTGTCGCGGCGATCCAGCAGGTCGTCAAAGGCGCTCTTCCAGGCGTCGAGCGGCGCGGGCCACTTTCGCCCGTCGCGTTCGATTTCTGCGGCGCTGATGTCGGCCAGCAAATCCTCCAGCAGCCGCACGACCCGATCCCACGACAGCCCGCGATTGCGGGGCCGGAACAATCCAAGGTAGCGCAGGATGCGGTCGCCGAGATTGGGCAGGTTGAGCGCGGCGGCCACCGCCGCACGGGCTTTCGCGTCGCTGGTGAACATTTCGATGCTGCCATGCGCTGCACAACAGGGGCAGGTTAGACGCATTCAGGCAGGTTCCCGCTGGCGGCGCTTCTGGTCGTACATCAGGGCGGCGACGATTTTGCGCAACTGCTGGACGGTGCAAAACCGGATGCTGGTCAGTGCGAACATGTTGCGGGCGCAGCCGTCGGCATAACCCCAGGGCCGCCCGGCGTCGGCAAGCAACGCGCCGATCTTGCTGATCAACGGCCCTTTGTCCCATTCCACGGTCGGTCGGGCGGCGGCTTTGCGGTCGGGGATGCGGTGGCTCTTGGCCGACCAGCCCAACCGGTAGAATTCGTTGAGGACGGCGCTCCGTTCGCGGGCCGTGAGGTCGGCGGCGCTGGTTTTGCCGGTGAGGCGCTCCAGCAGGGCGCGGTAGGTGTCGTCGTCGAGCTTCATTTGCGCTTTTGCGACGTGGATTTTCGCCAGTTCGGTTTTGCGGTAGCGGTCGGCGTCGATCTTGGGGCGCTTGGCCGGCTTGTTCGGTTTCGGTTCCATCGTCATCTCCTCGTGGCTGCTCGTCAGAACCGGCGAACCACCGCCGGTTGACCGTTTCACCAGTCGCGCCCCGCTTGGAGAGCGGCTGGTAAAGCGGTTTCGCGTCAGGCGATTTCCTCCAGCGCCGTTTCAAACGGCACGATTACGAAGTCTTCCTTCTGTGAAATCGTGATGCCCTTGATGTGTTGCACGGCTTCTGGCTCGGTCAGAATCGCTTCCTTGCTCACTTCTTCCTTGATGCGAATGAAGCGATCCAGCCCGGCTTGCTTGAGGAAGCCAATGACCACATCGGCGGCGCGAATGGCGACACTCGGGGGGCGCATCCGCCATTTCACATCGCCGGAGGCGAGGCGGACGAATTTCACCTTGCCATGTTGAGTGAGGGCGTCACGGTGGCTTTCACACCACAGGTGGACTCCGCCGGACAGGGCTTTGATCGCGTCCAGATGCGGCGCGGCCTGGCGCTCCCAGGCTTCCCGGACTTTCGCCAGCTCGTCGTTCATGGCGGTTTCAATCCGGGTCCGTTCCCGTTGCCGACGACCGATCTCGGCGATGGCTTCGGTGGCTTCGTCTTTGTTTTGCGGCACCGGGTACGGGGCGGCGTCTTGCTTGATGCGGGCGACGTTGGCGCGGCTCATGGGTTCATCTCCGCCAGCAGGCTTTTACTGGCTTTGAACTTGAGGGTGCGCCGGGCATGAACGGTGACCGGTTCGCCGGTCTTGAAATTGCGGCCGGGTTTGGCGGGCGCGGTGTGTGCCTCGAAGCGCCCCAACCCCTTGATGTGAATGGTATGGCCGGCGCGCAGGGCGGTACTGAGATCGTCGATCACGGCATCGATGATGGCGCGGGCCTGGCTTTTGGAGCCGTAACCGGCGGTGCTGAGGCCAGCGGCAAGGAGGTTGCGATCAATCGTAGTTAAGGGACGCATTCGAGATAACTCCATGGTGGGTGGAGGGATTAGTGAAGCTCTTGCAACAGGTTTTCATCGAACAGGGACAGCGCGTTTTGAACGTCGCGGCGCAGCATCGCGTTTTCGGCGCGCGGCAGGCGGTAGTAGGCTTGCCAGGCGAGATCGTCCGAGGTAATGCCCAGCCCGCACTGCCGGGGGATGGGGGCTGTCTGGGCGGGCGGCGTGTTATCGCGGGGGCGGGCTTTTTTGGAATCCCGCACCGGCCTTTCGCGCCAGCGCGGGTCGTTGCGCAACCCCCAGAGCTTCGTCCGATGCCCGACGAGACCCACCCGTTCCGGCAAATTGCTGCGGCGGTCGATTCAGGCATTGGCCGAAGGCCGCGATCCGGGCGATCTGTCCACGCTGGACGATCCGAACTCGCTGGAGGAAGTACGGCGGGCCGTCGGGCGCTGAGCAGCGGCAGGATATGTCCCTCTCCCGTCATCAAGGGATGAGGGACTATCCGCTGACAGCCCATCTTGTCTTGAACAGAAACAAAGACGGCCCCATTGGGGCCGTTTTGTTTGTTGCGAAGTGCAGGGTTGACACCGGCTGGCCGCCGGATCGAAGAGTTGAGCGCCGATTAAGATTACGGCCCCCTACTCCGATAGGCTAAATCCAACCAAGATGCTGATGGCGATTTGAGCGCGCATTCCAGCAAACCAATCAATTTTACGCCCAAAGCGCTGCCCGGAGTGGCGCGTTCGGAATTCTACATGCCGACTACCGCCGCTGCGAAACC